ACGCTGTCGCAAAGGCAGTAGTTCAGGTATTTACTAAGAAGTCTTCTAAAAAGGGAAGTAAGAGCCCTATTGATAGAACTTACGATAAAGCCATCAACAACTTTGCCAAAGGCAAGAGTTTTAGAATTGTAAAAGACAAAGACGAGTAAGCCTTGGACATCAACTTCAAATCCGATGTTGATGTTCAGTTAGTCAAGCACAGCGCTTCTGACCAAGACATTGCTTTTGCAGCAAGAGTCAGCACTATTGGCGAGCGCACAGTTGGCTATCAAGACAACGACGATAACAAGAAACTTACTGGTCTTATTGGTTATTTGATGAGGGATAGGCATGGCTCACCTTTTGAGCACTCTGTCTTCACTTTTTATGTCAAAGCCCCTATCTTTGTTTGGCGTGAACATATGCGCCATCGCATGGCTTCCTACAACGAAGAGTCTGGGCGTTATCGGGTTTTAGAGCCAGAGTTCTATGTCCCTAGTTCAGATAGAAAACTTCTTCAAATTGGAAAGCCAGGGGCTTATACCTTTGAACCAGGTAACGCTGAGCAGATGGCAATAACTTTGACCTCTTACAGAAGGACTTGTAAAGAGGCATACCAAAACTACGAAGATATGCTTCGTAGCGGTGTTGCTCGTGAAGTAGCACGAGGGGTGCTTCCACTAACAATTTACTCATCTGCATACGTAACTATGAACGCTCGTGCTTTGATGAACTTTTTATCTCTTCGCCGAAATGTTGAGGGTCAACGTTTTCCTTCTTACCCCCAGAGGGAGATTGAAATGGTTGCAGAGAAGTACGAAGAGATATTCAAAGAGTTGATGCCTATAACTCACGATGCTTTTATAAAGAATGGAAGAGTCGCTCCTTGACCGAAAAGAAAAAGATTGCTTACTGCTATGCCCGTGTATCTACCCAGATGCAAGTGGACGATGGCGTAAGCCTTGATGCCCAAGAGAAGCAACTTCGCTATGCAGCGGAGTCTCAAGGGTATGAAGTAGAGATGCTTCGTGAAGAGGGTCGCTCTGGAAAAAACATTACGGGGCGACCAGTCTTAACTGCTGCACTAAACAGTTTAGATAAAGGAGAAGCAGAGGCTCTTTTTGTAACTCGTCTTGACCGACTTGCTCGTTCTACAAGAGACTTTCTTAGCATTGTTGACCGTTCACATAAATACAACTGGCGTCTAGCACTTCTTGATTTAGGTTTAGATACTGCAACTTATCAAGGAAGGTTTGTTGTAACCATTATGTCTGCTATGGCAGAAATGGAACGCGGAATGATTTCGCTTAGACAGAAAGATGTACACCAAGATAGACGCAATAACGGAAAAGTTTGGGGTATTGATTTAGGACCTCTACCACTAATAAATGAATCAATTAAAGATAGAATTGAGAGAGAAAGAAGTTTAGGTCTTTCATATAACTTGATAGCGCAAGGTCTCAATAGAGACGCTATTCCTACTGCTCTTGGTGGAGAAAAGTGGTATGCATCCACTGTTCGTCACGCACATTTACGCAACAAAAAGTAATTTATTTATTTACATACTGTAAAATAAGCACTGGAAGATACAGATTTTTCTGTATGAGATTACCTATGGTGGGAGTATCTCGTCGTGCTTTGTCGCGCTCGTATTATTACAAAGAAGGTCCGAAGAAGGACTCTTCTTTATATTTTGTCTGTCCCGATACTTTCTTTTATTTATGGGATACTTAGTCCAACAACCGCCGTGGCCGAAGAGGCCCAGTCTTCTGAAGGGGGTGATGCTGGAACCAATAACAACGCAACTTCAACTGCGTCGTCGGAGGTGATCCAAACAGGTTCTTCAGCGGAGTCAACGCAAGACCCACTAACTGAAGCATCAACTGCTGTAGCAACAGCAGCATCTACTGTAACAACACTTGAAGAAAAAGTCGTACAGATAGCGGAGGTAGCATCATCAATATCACAACCATCTCAAACAACAACACAAGCAGTCGCAGACGCAACTACGCAAGTACAGGAAGCAAGTAGTGCTACTCAAGAAGCAACAACTTCAGTTGCAACAGCACAAACAGCAGTTGCAACATCGGAAACTGCCAATCAAACTCTGGCCCAAGCAACCACCTCAGTTACAACCCAAACAGCGGTAGTAGAAACAGCACAAACCACTCTTACTCAAGCATCAGCAGCGGTAGATACTCAAGAAGCAGTAGTTGCCATTGCTCAAACAGAAGCAACAGATGCTCAGGCGGCGGCAGATTCTGCTAATACAACAACCACTACAACAGAAACTTTTACTAATAACACCACAACTGTTGTAACTGTTACGACTGGTGCTGATGGAACTACGCCAGTAACTTCTTCTTCAGGGTCAACAGGTGTTTCTATTGGTGGAAACTGGAACACTCCGCAAACTTCTGGTTCTGCTCTTACTATTATTAATCCACAAAATGACATTGTTATTGATGTAAACCCTACAAATACTGGAACTGTAACATCGGTAACTTTAGGTGTGTATGCCAAAAATGGCGATACAAATATGACAGCCACAAACACAGACGGGTCAACTTCTACTGAAGTTATCAATAACAATGTGTCTACCCAGACACAAGCAGTTCAATATACTTCTACCGAAACAATAACAGGCTCATCCATTGAGACCATAACAATTACAAAAGACGCTGATTATTATATTGTTGACAATATCTCTATAACTAAAACATCTTCTGACCCTGCATTAGTAGCAGCGGCTCAGGAAGCAGCAACAACTTTATCTACAGCCCAAAACACGCTTACAACTTTACAAACAGCAGAAACAACTGCTACTACAACTTTATCTACAGAGCAAAGCACGCTTACCACTCTACAAACAACTCAAGCAACTGCACAAACTACCGCAGCAACTGCACAAAATACTGCTGAAACAGCGACAGTTACTGCTGTTTCTTCAACACAAGAAGCAACTACTGCTGTTGCAGAGGCAGTTGTAGTTGTTGCTCAGGCTCAAGTTATTGTTTCTGCTGCTGCAATAGAGACTGTTTCTAGTACTTTACAAACAGTAGTTGCTTCTTCAGACGCACTACCACTACAGAAGCCAGAAATAATTGCAGTAGTTGATGCTGCTGTAGATGCAGTCGTTGAGGCACAAGAAGCAGTTGAAGCAGCACAGACTGCTATGGACAATGCCATAACTCTTGCTGAAACTGCTCCTACAGTAGAAGCAGCGACAGCAGTGGTTGTTGATAAGACAGAAGTTTTACAGGGAGCACAAGCAGCAGTAGATGCTCAAGAGGTAGTAGTAACGCAAGCCGTTACTATCGAGGCCACTGCTCAAGCAGTAGTAGATGCTGCTACAACTCCAGGACTAAAGGTCGAGGTTTATGACACTCAAGGGCAAAATGCTGCACCTGTAGTTCCAGCAGGAGCAACTCCAATCCTTACAACTACTGATACAAATGGCATTGATGAACAATGGGGTGGTGGGGCAGTTGCTGGAAGTAATAAAGCAGAGGATGTAGTTGTTAAGTACTCTGGAATTTGGACTCCTCAAACTACTGGAACTCAATACTTACACGCTCCAGGAGATGATGGAGTAAAACTCTATCTTGATGGCGAACTTGTCATTAATGACTGGTATGACAAGGGTGGCGGAGGCTCAACTGCTGATGTTACAACTACCGCTGGAACTGGAAAAGCACTTGAATTGTGGTACTACGAAAATGGTGGAGGCGCTTGGGTAGCGCTTATGCGTTATACAGATAATGGCACCTGGGAAGTTATTCCTGGCTCAGAGTTTACTCAGTCATCAGCGACTACTCAGCAACTTCAAACATTGGCTACTGCTGAAGCAAATGTTGAGACAGAGCAAGATGAACTTGAATTTTTAGAAGCAGAAGAAGACGCTGCTGCTGATAATTTAGCCGATGCTCAAGCAGATTTACAAGATGCTGAAGACGCTGTAGAGGCAATGGACACAGCAGTAATTCTTGCTCAAACAGCAATTACAGAAACTGTTGAAGCAATCCAGGCTGTACAAACTGCTCAGACCGTTGTAGCACAAGAAGTTATTCTTCAAAGTCCTATTGCTCCACCTACAAACATTGTTGTTACTCAATTAAGTAATGGTGATGTTCAAGTTTCTTGGGACCCCCCACAACCTGGCGTAATTTCTCCAGAGCGTTACGCAATCTCTTGGTCAACTGGAAGTAGCGGCTGGGGTATAGCAACTGGAAACGCAGGAGATGCTAATGCTCTTAACACAAGCATTATTCTTTCAGCATCTTTATTTGAGTCAACTGGTGGATTAGACACTACCTATCAAATTAGTGTTCGTTCAGATAATGACTCACTTGCTAAGTATTCAGATGTAGTTGCTACTCAAGTTTTTGTTGATGATTTAACTCCACCCCCACCTCCACCTCCACCAGTAGAACCAGAACCAGAACCTGAAGAACCTCCTGCTGAAGAACCTCCTGCTGAAGAACCTCCTGCTGAAGAACCTCCTGCTGAAGAACCTCCTGCTGAAGAACCTCCTGCTGAAGAACCTCCTGCTGAAGAACCTGAACCTGAAGTAGAGCCTGAGCCTACAGAAGAAGAAGTTGTTGATAGTGCTGTAGATGATGCGCTTACAGACGGAAACATTAGTGCCTCAGAGGCTGAAGATATTCTTGATGCTTTAGGTGCAGATGGTGAAGTTACTGCTGAAGAAGTAAACAATCTTGCTGATGCTTTAAGTGCAGATGGAAAACTTACTACTGCTGAAAAAGACTTACTTGCTGATGCTTTGATTGAGTCGGCTAATGGAGAGGCTGTCACAGCGGATGCAATAGCAGAAGCAGGTTTGACATATGAAGATTTACCAGCAGAAACTCCAGTTGAAGTTCGTCAAGATGAGAATGGAAATGAAGTTGTTATTACTGCTGAAGTAGCAGCAGCCCTTCAGGTACTTGAAAATCCCGTAGAATTGTTGTCTGAAATCTTTTCAGACCCTGGTCAAGTTCTTCTTGCTTTGGGAAGTCTCGGCGCTGATATGAGCGAAGAAGAGCGTGAAGAAGCAGAGAAAATGGTCTTGGCAACTGTTGTTGTTGGTCAAGCAGTTGCGGCTGCTTTAGCGGTAGCAGCACCGCCTACAAGCGGTGGAGCACCTGTTGGTGGAGGAAGTAGTCCTTCTTCTCCTAGAGGTGGAGGAGATGCTGGAGGACCTGTAGGTCGTGAAAGCGGAACTCGTCGCAAAGTAAAAACAACTAAAAAAGTAAAAACAAATGCTAGAACAAGGAGAGTGAAATAATGAGAGACTTCCTAAGAGACGTCTTAGACCAAGTCTGGACACTGCTAGGTATGTTTATTGCTTGGCTTGTTCTTGACGGGTCTGCTAAGACAATCGTAGGCTACGCAATCATATTTTCTATGGTTGTTTGGTGGTCTACATACCCAATCAGACGTGACCGAGAAGAAGAATAATAAAATAGCCTTGTAAGACCTCCGTTATGCTATAACCATTGTACTTAATACAGTGTAACGGAGACGAAACGTGGAAGACTTAGTAGCACAATACAAGGCCAAGATAGAGCCTTTATTTCCTCTTGCAAAAAAAGCGTATGGCTCAAGGTTTCAAAATACTCCAGCCCATAAAGCAAGCAGAGAATACACACGGCTGCTAGTTGAGTTTTACTCTATGGGAGGTAGTTTGCCAGAACTGGCTAAAGCACTAGGTGTCGCTTACCCAGGGTTGCGCCGTAGAGTAGTGATGGAAAGTGTGTCCATATCTGAAATTAAGCCAAAAAGAAAAGCAAATAGGTCAGAACTCCCAACAGCAATTGAAAGAGTAAAAGTGGCAAGACTTTCTGGAGATGTTTCTGTGTACCACAAACAACTTGCTGAAGAGTATAAAAATGGATTTTCACTACAAGATATTGCTAAAGGACTAGGTCTTGGTTCAGCAGCGCCTCTATATTATGGAGCGCAACGCAGTCTCCAAAAAGGTGAGTAATGGCTAAAAGTCTTATGGAGGTCATTGCCTCTCTACCAGATGAAGAAAAAAAGTTAGCACTTGCTGGTGTTGATATGGAAACACTTATGTGGGACTGGAAATCTTGGGGTAGACCAGAGCAGATAGCACCAGAAGGTGATTGGAATATTTGGATTTATCTTGCTGGTCGTGGTGCTGGAAAAACAAGAGCAGCAGCCGAATGGGTTAGAGAAACCGCTAAATATACAAATACAGGGCAAAGACGTTTTGCTTTAGTTGCTCGTACCGCAGCAGATGTGCGTGACGTTATTGTTGAAGGTGAGTCAGGAATTATGAATGTGACGCCACCAAGTGAGCGTCCGCTATACGAACCTTCAAAGCGCCGATTGACTTGGCCTAACGGAAACACCGCAACTTGCTTTACCGCAGACGAACCAGACTCTCTTCGTGGTCCTCAATTTACACACGCTTGGGGAGATGAGGTAGCCGCATGGAGACAGACTCCAGACGCTGCTGGTATGACCGCTTTTGATAACTTGCGTGTTGGTACTCGTCTTGGTGCAAATCCACAAATAATGATTACTACCACACCTAAGCGTGTTCCACTACTTTACACATTATTAGATGAAGCAAAAAAAGGAAAAAAAGTTGTTGTTAGTCGTGGTTCAACTATGGACAATTCAGGGAACCTAAGTGGTGCCTATCTAGATACAATTATGGGAGTTTATGAAGGAACACGTCTTGCTCGTCAAGAACTTTATGGAGAAATGCTTGATTCCATTGAAGGAGCGCTTTGGACATTAGAAATGATTTCAGAGTCAAGACAAGGAATTCTTCCACCGCAAGCCCCCCTCAGAGTTATTGGTGTTGACCCCTCTGTGGCTGAAAACCCAAGAGATGCTTGCGGAATTGTTGTTTGTGCTTCAACAGCAGATAGAGATTTATACAAGCGCCATGCTTGGGTTCTTGAAGATGCAACAATTCACGGTTCTCCAGAAGTGTGGGCAAATAAAGTAGTTGAAATGGCTAGACGCTGGGGTGCTCCAGTTGTTGCTGAAGTAAACCAAGGCGGAGCCCTTGTTACAAATGCTATCAATGCAATTGACCCAAATGTAAAAGTATTTGAAGTGCACTCAAAGCACGGTAAACAATTACGTGCTGAGCCAGTAGTTCTTGCTTACGAACAGCAAAGAATTCACCATATTGGGTATCTAGCAGAGTTAGAAGACCAAATGACAGCATGGATTCCAGGAGAAGGAAAGTCTCCAGACCGAGTAGATGCTTTAGTTCACGCTATGACAGCACTACTAATTAAGCCTCCACAAGGATTTATTGGTGGAAGACTTACAGCAAAGTCTCCTGCTTCTAGAAAAATTCCAGGCATCAAAGGCTCAAACTACGGTTCCCGTGGCGGAAAAGTTTTTGGTCCTCGCTAGTTACTAAATCTAGATAACCTTGTAGCAGCAGCCCAATCAATCTCTCCAGAAGGCACAGCCCTTGGAATCATTGACCTTCCATTGACTATTGCTCTAGAACCTGAACCAATAACATTTAGATTTCTGTCACGAAGTTTTCTATCAAACGCCACCTGAGTCATAGGACGCTCACCACGTTCTTCACTCCATACTCTATATGTTGTATACAAATCTTTTACTGGAACAGAGTGAGACTCGTTTTCATTAGTTTCTTCTGACAAGAACAAACCAATTCTGTCTTCATTCTTTCTATAAATCTCTGCTGCTTCACTAACTACACGACACCATCCAAGGCTGTCACGAGCACTAGAACCGAGCAGTTTTATAGCGCCTTCAACAGCCCAAGAAAGCACAGCAGGAAGGCCACCTTCTGGGTCAAAGATATATTCCTTCAAGTCAGGGTCAGGCTTTTCTGGCACATGGATAAATGGAATTGGTCGAATACGACGCCACATAGCATCATCAGTAATGATTGGTCTGTGATTAGTTGAAACCCAAAGTTTAGCCTTTGACTCAAAGGTAAATGGTTTTTCTCCAGGAGAACGAGCAGAAATTTCAGATGAACCAGTAAGTTTCTTTACAGAGTTTTCTTTTAGACGCTCGCTGTCTGGAAGTTCATCAACCCAAACAAGTCTGCGTCCACGAATTTCTGCCCAGTGGTACAAATCTGTTGCATTACCTTTTCCATCTCCCTGAGCAAGAATGCTTGAGTCAAGAGGCCACGCATATTGTCTAGTTCCTAAACACTTAACAATTGCTTCAACAAAAGTATTTTTACCAGAACCAGCAGGACCATAGACCAAAAACATAATGTCAAATTTACGAGAACCAGTAATTGAGTACCCAGCCGCACGTTGAAGCCAGTCTTGATATTCCTTATCTCCACCAGTGGCATAGTCAAGGAATTGTTCCCAACGTGTATTTTTTTCTCCACGAACATAGCCAACAGGAGCACGACGAGTTATAAATAAGTCTGGTCTATCTTTTAACAGTTCGCCAGTTCTTAAATCAACTACACCGTTCATAACTCCTAGTAAGTTTTCATCACGGTCCCAGTGTTCAACTGGAACAATAATTCTAGGGTCAGAGTTTGCGGTATCAATTGTTGAACGAATACGAGACAAAGACTTTGACTGCTGAGCCCACTTGATTACTTCACCTTGCTTACCATCATCACCTTTGTAGTAGTCAATTTCTGAAGCAATCATCGCTGGTATGCGTTTTGCTAACTCACGAATTTCAAGTGATTCAGGGTCTGGTGTCCAGTATCCATTATTCCAATGAAACCAACCAAGACCTTCGGTATATCGAATTACGCTTTGGTATGTATCAACAAGACGACGTCCATTACCAATATCTGTAAAACTTCTTGTTGCTTCTACGCCACCATCTTGAATTGCGATAGCGTCAACATCTCCAGGAATATTTAGATTGTCAGCCGACAATGCTTGTGAAGTTGTTTTTCCTTCAGAAATTGCTTCAAGAATTGCACTGCTTCTAGTGTTAATTGCTGACTCTGGTGGTTGAACAACTCCTAACATAGGAGATGCAGGTTCTGTAAAACTAGTTTTTTCAACAGTAGTCGAGCGAGATTCTTCTTGAGACTTTTGCGCCCACTCTTGAGCGCCAGGCCATATTCTGTCAATCTTAGGATTTTTTATAACAAAATCAATTGCACGTCTAGTGTGCATCATTACGCTGTTAGTTCCCTCAAGCGGCATCGGAGGACGAATTTTTTCAGCATTAAAACGAATCATCAAAGACTCAACCGCAAGACGACCAGCCTCTGTGTTTACTGGAAACTTATTTGCTAAAGCACAAGCAAGTTCGTAAATGCCAACAGCACGTCCGCCTTCTTCAATGCCCTCTTCAAGAATTTTATCAACATCTACTTTTTTTCCTGAAAATTCTAAATCTTCAAAGATGGAATCCCAGTCGCCAGTTCCTACTGTTGTAGTCCCACGATTGTTTCCACGCTTACGTAAAAACTTTAGAAGTTGTTCTGGCGCTTGCGCTATTTCAATTTCGTCAGGACGATGTCCAGGAACCCACTCATAGCATTGACCAGAAAAGTGTCGTGAAGGAGCAATAAGCACATAACCGTTGTGCTTAATATCAATACCTTTTAGACCTGCTTTATTTAAGTTTCCTACTAAATCTTCTGATTCATCGCACTTGTAATAAAGATGGCGACCACGAAGAATCTTGCCCCCACCGATTGTGTACTCACCAGTGATTGCTTCAACTGTTGGAGGCAAGGCTCCTTCAACAAGTTGTTCAAACTTTTCAAAAGAGTCTGGACCTCCAGCACGAGGGTCAATATCAATTACTAAAAATCCTGAAGAACGGCAAGAAACACCAATGTTGTATTCAGGATTTTGTTCCCAATACCTAGTAAGAATATTTGGATCAGATGTTGCATCTGTATTCCATTTATTGATTGCTGGATGCTTGCCTTTATCTTTTGGCTCTGCGTGTGAAGAGTTACAAGTACATCTTCCATCTAAAGTAATTCCATGACATGGAAGAATTTTCCATCCCTGAGATGCGTACCATTGAGCAGATGGTCCTAATTTTCCAGTTGCGTAGTCGTGTGAACTCATTCAGCACCACCAACAGAAACAGAAGTATCAGCAGGAAGAGCAAGGGAGTTAAACCATTTCTCAGCATCGTCATTCAAAATATAAATGCGTTCTCTGCCAGTTTCTGTGGTGGTCCTGATTGCCGATAATTCCCCACACCAGATTGCCCGTGAAACAACCCTAGGAGGAATTCCATATCTAATAGCCGTGGCTCTTATGCTCATTCGTTTTTGTTGAGTAATCTCCACAACTATTCCTTCCCCTTAGCCAAAATATGAAGCATTTTTTGGCGAATTTGTGTCATTTCGTCAATAAGGAGACTATACATCCTTAGCGTAAAAAAGTCTGCCAAAACCCTCTAGCGTGCATAAAATTAAAATATAAGTTATATTGAAGTATGGAACAATAGTGACTATTCCCTACTAGAGAAATAGTTGCCTCATGTCAGATAATATGATGCTCTCTACAATACTGTTCACCATTGGCGCCATAACTGCCATTGGTAGTTTTTTCTTTGCAATGTATAAAATTGCTAAACGTATTGATGGGGCTATAGGGGTAGATGACAGTGGTAGAACTCTAACAGAGAGAATGGACAAAGTTGAATATCAACTTTGGCCTAACGATGGGGGCTCATTGGCAGATAAGGTCAATCGGGTAGAAAAAAATACTGAAGGAAACTCTACAGAACTAAAGATAATTAAAGAGTTAGTTATGATTATGGTTCAGTCTCACCAAGAATCAGTAGAGAAAAAATCAATAAGGGCCTCTAAAAAACGTACTGCATAGTACGATAAATTTACAGTAATATACAAGTAAGACACACCGCCTTTAGATAACAACATACAATACATTTTCTTGTTAGACTAACAGTCACTAAACAATGCTTCTTTATAAGCATAGTTCTGGTTACAAGAAAAGGTGACAAATGGGACTTGCAGAAAGACTTAGTAAACTAGAGCCTTCGGCACCTGGACTGCCCTGCGGTATTTCAAAAATACTTAGCGGCCTTGATGAAAAAGATAGAGCAGCCCTAGATGTAATCATGTCAACTCCATCTAAGCCAAGTGGAATTTCTAATAGAGCAATTCACGAAATTTTACTAACAGAAGGATATGACATAGCCTTTGCCTCAGTAAGACTGCACAGAAGTAAGCAGTGTCGTTGTTTTATTGGCAAGAATAGTGAAAGACGAAAAGCCATCCAAAAGACAAAAATGGCTGGATAGCCCATGTCTGATAATTCTAAAAACTCTAAACAAGAGGATGAGTCTTTTGCAGAACGTTTAGTAGCGTTGATAAGTCCTGGACCTAATGGCTCTGACATAAGAGCAACTAACACCCCAGAGGCATGGCGACCTCGGATGGAGATAGACGAGTCTGGTGGATTTGTAGTTTCAAAACCAAGACCAGCAGGTGAGATAC